AGAAGTTGCCTGAGTTTTTCCAATATTATAAGAAGAATAAGAGTAAAAGTTATAAATTGTTAAGTGAATTATCTAGAATAAGCAAAATGTATCCTAAGTATTTTTTGGATATTGGAAAAGTTTTTTATGATATATATAGAATTTTGGGGTATGTGAAGTGGACTGAACAAGATTATATTGACTCTAGTGATAGAAGCAAAAACGTTTTTTGTAATAAAGGAAATGAAAGGAAAAATTATTTTCAAAACATGGTAAACGAGGAAATAGATATTATATTTTCTTCTTTATCTAGAGACAAAATAGAAAGCAATAATTTCTCAGAATTTTTAGAACAAGGGAGTTGGATAACATCAGGTAGTATGGCTGGATACTCGAATAAGGGTCTGAGTTCTAAAAGTGATTATTATTTTAGAGGTAATAAAAAAGAGATTGAGGAAAGTATAGGAAAGTATTATATGTGCACTGCAAAACAAGTGAATAAAAATGAAGTAGGGGGGAAAAATAGGATAGCTTATAATGTTGATGCAAATATGTATTTATTAATGGCTTATATGCTTGAAGGTATCATAGGTAAACAAGAACAACTTTTAAGTATGGAGAATTCAGTAAGTTGGAAAGATACTCAGTATGCATTATGGAACAAATTGTCTGGTTATAGTGCCAATCACTGGCAAATGCCTTTTGATTATAGTAGTTTTGATGAACAGGTAAGTAAAAAAGAAGTTTTATATATATGGAAGTGTTTAAAAAAATATGATAGAAAGATAGATGGAGGTAGTGTTTGGGAAAAAATAAATGATATTTTAGAAAATGATACATATATACTTAATCAGAGAGGAGAGAATATAGGTGTGTGGGAAAACGGTTTGTTATCTGGAATGTTTATAACTACTTTGGTAGGTACAGTAATGAATTGTGCTTGGATAAGAGCAGTAACTAAATTCTCAGGGATACGTCTTATTAATCAAGTAAGTCAAGGTGACGACGCTTTTTTAAGTTTTGAAAGTTATAATGATTGCAGTCTGTTTTTGGATAGTATGGAATTTTTTGGTTTCAAATATAATCCTAAGAAATTTTATATAGATAAAGGAAGAAACGAATTTTTGAGAAGAGAAATAACTAATGATTATGTAGTTGGGGTTCCTGGGAGAATATTTTCTAGTATATTGTATCAGAAACCTTGGTTAGAATTTGATGAATTAGGAAATCTTGATAGTACAGTAAAG